CCTCCGATTGCGCCATCTTCATCCATCATTGGACGTAGGGATTTTAAATTGAAAATGTTAAACATGATAATTCTCCTTTGCGTAAGCACCCGCCGGCGTATTACACCTATTTGGAAGGTGAGCCCTGCCTCAAATTAGGCATAAGAAAAAGGCGACTGGTATTGCCGCCTTATCCGGATGAATCTTTACTTTCCGTTATTATTCGACTTCTTTGAACGCAAGTCACCCTGATTCTTTAAAATCTTTGTGGCTGGCTTACTGCGCTCCCCTGAAGTCCCGAACGTGAATGATGCCTTAACCGGCATTGCAGACTTTAGATTTTGTCCCATGGTTTTTCACCTCCTTAACCTAAAAATGGATAAAACAAAAGAGCCTTCCCAGCTCATCAGTTGACCTTATTTAGCTATTCGCCAATCTTCGGCGAGAATATCGGTTATGCTCGGAATCCAAGTGTTATACCTTCTGTCTACATTAAAGAGTAAAAAGCAATCATTGTTCACCTGTATATTGTCTGGCGTATAGAGTTTAGTTCTAGTAACGTGCATCCCCTTGCCGTTCCACCCATCTCGCTCAATGGCATACCCTTTGGCTGTGGCCTCAACTGCTAACCCGAATGTCATTCCATCGGTTAGGCGATATGCCTCCTCGAATATTTCTTTAGGCGACCAACTAACATAACCATCAGGATAAACGACTCTGTACCCATCTCTTAATGGGTCCTCATCCATCGGGATTGCCCATCCTCTTATTTGGTTGTAATCACCAAGGTTCATTGGTTCTGCATCAATAATTTTAACCCCAATATACTTTTCCATTTAGCTCATCCCTTCATCTTGGTAACCATTTTTAAAGCTTCCATTTCCTTGGTCACATGGCCCTGTGCCGCTTTAAGCCTAGCAGGGTCATTCCTAATCTCCATTGATTGCTTGAGCGTTCGAGCATCATCTTGCGCCCTCCAATCTCTGTCTTCACTTATAGCTATTGTTTTCGGTGAACTCTTTTTTGTTTTGGTCTTGGTTTTTATCTTAGCCTTTGTTGCCACGCCATCCACCATACCTTTCCTAAATTAGCACTACCCTTCTTGTCCCCCTGCTATCTCCTGCAATATGGCAATCTGTTCTTCCTGCGGTCTACTCAAAAATACTTCCAACTTATCGGGTTCCATCTGTAGCAACAACCTCTGTACGGGCTCTGGAAACTCCTGTAAGGCTTGTTCTATCTCAGGAGGTATATTTGTCTCGCCTTGTGGTTGCTCTCTCTCCTGTGGCATCCTAGACTCTCCTGCAGTACCTTGTCCTTCTCCTGTTGGTTGCATTTGTTCTAAATCCTGTGGTTGAAGTTGTATCCCTGCTTTGGCCGCTAATTGAATCTGTCCTGCAATCGGTAAGTCCCTAAATGAGATTGATTCAGCAGGTCCCTTTTGTTCCTCCTGCTTAGGTGCAGATTGCATCTGTTTAACAATCTGTCCCATCTCATCAATGACACCCTGTAGGTCAGGTACACCAAGTTTGTTCAAAAGTTTCAAGAACGTAAGGTTCCCGGGGTTTGGCTCGAATCGTCCTTGTCCTGCTAGATTGCTCAATGTGTTGAACACTTCGCTTCTAGACTTCATAAATCCACTCTCAGCATTAATCTCAATGTCAAAGTCAGGATAAATGTAGTTGCCCGACATATCTTTAAGCATTGCCAACCTGTCAAACTTGCCATACTGCGCTTTTGGTTGTGGCATAGACGGGTCTGCATTCGGGTCTTGCAACGGTTCCCCTTTAATTCTGAATGGCCTAGCTTCGTCTACAAAGGCTAAGGCAAAGTCTGCAATCGTTCTGTATATCCTTTTGTAAGCACTCGCCTTATAAGCTGTTTTGAGGGCTACTTTGAAGTTTGCTTGTTCTACATATACCTGAGCTTGCCGGCCACTCGTTACGCCTTGGTCTCGAACGCCTAATGCCGAGTTTGTAGCTCCTGTTAGTAACTGCATCCACTCTTTGAGCTGATTAATCCACGCTACACCGTCGATATTTCCGTTTAAATCAACTTCTCTAACGTTTTGCATTGGATCTTTGACATAAATTACGCTAGAAATAGCCGATTCAAGGGCAATTTTTGTTTCTGTATCGCCAACAAGGATCTTCTTTGTCCCTTTTAGATGCTGTTCCTCATGTTGATAAACTGCCTTTTTGATGGCCTCGTTAATGTCGTGAATATCCTCCATGATGGAAATTCCCCAAAAGGACTTGTCCCTCGGAATAAATGGCTGATAAATTAAATCCCACGACTTCGGAACATAATAATCAACCTCTTTGCCTTCATATTCCTCGGTATTAGCAATTTCTCCTTCGATTCTCCGATGGAAGAACTTTGGTAGATGGCTAATCACTAAGTCACCAGACCACCATAGCTTGCATATGTCGCCTTCTTCATCTCTGTAGGATGTTTCAACGATGGTGTACTTAGCCAACCCCATTTCCTGATCTCCAGCGTCTTGATCGGAAACGGTTATTCGCTGTGAACCTGACATTTCATCGTACTCATGAAATAACTGAGCTTTATTCTCAAGCACTTCTTTTGTGATATGTGGCCACTTGCGAATGATGTAATTGGCTGTGCGATTGTTGGGGTGATGATAATGCTCCATGTCGTCGATTGATGTTGCCCCATGATTCGGGATGATGTCTTTTGGGTGAGGCATGGAGATTTCTATTTCCCCGACATAACCTGCTTTTTTAACGTTGTTGTTCCAATGGATTTTGTGGAAGGCTCCACCGAACTTCATTACCCTACGTTCATTGTGGAGGTTGATTTCCTCTAGGGATGGTTGAGCAGAACGGACAACATACATGACATAGTTTTTAAGGATTCCAACGGATTCTTCATCATCTTGAGCTATGGCCTTGAAGTCAGGGTCGGGGACATCCAAGCTAATCAAAGATTCGACAATCATTCGAGGGAAATTGATAATCGTGCGCGGACTCCTGTTGGAATTGGTTAGCTCGTCCTCGACATTTTGGAAGTCCCTACCTGCATTGTATACGCTCTCCCAAGCATCAAACCTCTTATCCCAGGGTGCTTTAGCTCGTTTATCAGCCTCAAACACAGGTTGCCATTGCTCTATGAGTTCGCGGTCTGCCTCTTCTTGCTCGGCATCGACTACCATTTCTTTTTTGCCCATGATTTTACCAACTGCCTTTCGAGCCTTAGTCATAAGCGACATTGTTTCACCTCTTTTCAGACATAAAAAACAGGTCGTTTGAAACGTCCTGTTCTACTTCTTCCTCCGATACTTAGCCATCTCTACATACTTATCGCTAAACTCAATATTAGCCTTAACCCTCGCCTTCTCTTCTTCGCTCATATTGGGAGGTAGCTCGAATTGAGCATTGCGTTCGACTGTGAATCTTTGTTGGGTTCTGCTTGCATTAGCTATCATATCCGACATTAGGATATCGTCGTGTTTGCCTGACTCTGCATCGGGTCTGCCGTTTTTGTCAATGACGAATGTTAGGCATTCTGAAAGCATGTCGATGTGGGTGAAGAGTTCGATGTTGTCTCGTATTAGGACGATTTCCAAACTGATGATGTAAGGTCTCGTATTGCCATCAGTTTTGAAGCCATGTTTGTAGAGTTTTTTGTGGTAGATTTCATCTATACTCTCTCGCTTGTACTGATTGTGATATTTAAGCCTGTCCAATTCAGCGACAGGGAATAAATCGGCGTTTACTTCGATGCTAATAAGAGCATTGTTGTAATATTTGCCCAAGCAATACATTTGGTGAGAGTAAGTATCTATGGCCATTTTCCCATGCAGAGTAACAACTCTCTTTCCGGTTGCGTTATTTATTCCTGTTCCTGAAAAAAAGTCAAGACCTCCAAGAGCCGTATCTCCTCCTAAAACGAAAGGATATCCATTTTTGGGTTCCTCGTAGATATAGATATAACCATTGGGTGAGTCTACGAATTTTATTGAGCTATCTATTATCTTGTCTTTACTGTCTGGGTCATTCCAGTTGAATATAAAAAAACCTCTTCTTGGAGGTTTGAGTTTGTATTCCTTCTTTAATTGCTCGATTCTTCTCTCAACCCTTGCATTATCGAACACGGGGCGACCAGTAGCAAGGAACGCTTCGTGACTATTGGAAGGATTTTCCTGTTTCATTAGGTCTGCATCGCCATTGCAGTCGTTTTTTAGTTTCCACCTGTACCATTTGATTCTCTCGGCAGAAAGTTCGTGGGTATTAACGAGATATTCCTCATACTCATTCAAGCTAGACATTATCTCAATGCGTTCTTCTTCAGTTACAGGCATCTGATAGTCTGGATAATCAAACCATGAGAAGAACATAGGAGTGTAATCGTTCTCCCCTGCTTCGGCTAAATCCCATAGTGTTTTGAATGAGTTGTTCCCATTGGCTGTTGACTCCAAAATTACAATCGTTCCTACTACGCTAGGAACTGATGAGTTGATTCCTGATAAGGCCTTTAGGGGGTCTCCGCTATAGAAAGCAAACTCAGATAAATGAATATAGTGATAAGTGTCAGAACGCCCGATTCCGTCACTTCCTGCGGTCTGAACTTTTATTTTGCTATTTAATCCCTTTTCTTTACCCTTATAAGTAACGGGGGTATCGAATATGAGTTCCCTTGCATTGGATGCTCTTTGTAATGGTTTTATGTGGTCGGGAAGGCAAGAATTGCAATATTTAGCCTTATCGAAAATGGCATTCGTGCTATCATCCCTGTGCGCTACCACAAGAGCGTTTCTATTCTTGTTCTTAATTGTTCTACAGAGGAATTTGGCCTGCGTGTATGTACTCACGCCCTCTTGTCTAGCCTTAAGTACAATGATTCGCGCGGGCTTCCCTTGTGATTCTAACTCTTTTATCTTGTCCTCAATCTTCTTCTGGATTGGATTGAGTACGAATGGCACTTGATTTCCATCTTTATTAATAATTTTAACGTAGAACTTTAACCAATACTCATC